CTCTTACCAATGGTGTGCCCCGGTCGTGAATCCAGCAGCTCATCGAGGTAGATCTGAAGCGCTTGAGCAACTGTGATAGTCTGGTCATAGCTCGCAGGATCAGTCCACTCACCTTCGTTCATCAAAGACTCGGTGCGGTAGACCCAATGTTTGGCTTGTGTTTTGGTAAGAAAAGTTTGGCGGACTGGAGGAAAACCTTGCTTACGTATTTCTACATACCAAGTCCCTCCGCGCTCCCTCATGGTAGCCATTTGCGTCATTCCTGCGTCATTTGCTTTATAGTAGCAGAAATTATTGTTTAAAAACAGTTACTTATAGATTTTAACGGAGAGCATCCCTGTCTCTCCGCCAGTTAGCTACCGTTGTTTACTTTTCAATGACTTACGAGCGCCTTTAGAGGGTCTGACGCACCAAATGACGCACCTATATTTACCGTTGTTTACCGTTGTTTACTTTTCAATTGCGTCATTGACGCACTTTTGACGCAGTAGTCAGGCAGTCTTTTTAGGCAGGCCGACAAGGTTCGCAATACGAGCTTCTTCCTCGGGAAGTATCTCTTCAGGATCGTCGCCTTCTGGTTCCTCATACACCAAATCGTGCAGCGACACCGTAAGCACTTGGTTGGGTTCTAAACCATCTATTGTTATTTTAGCCATCTAATAGCACCACATCATTTTAGGAGTAGTTCGTATATCCACATGTATGAATGTCTTAGCAATGCCCACCCCTGAGAACCCAAGTTTCAAAGCATTCTCTACAATAATGATGCGCTGACTGCCACCACTAACAGCAATGTCACAAGCGATACCCTGTGCATGTTGCCCCGGCTTTTTTTTCTTGGCCTCGATGCTATGACTAGGAGACCTATAACCAGACGTAATCCTAAAAGGAAAACCACATTCGTAGCGAAGTGCATCAAGCGCTGTAACAAACTCTTCTTTGATCCCATTCTCACCAGTCTCTTGGCATTTAAATTCGTCTAGGGTGAAATATCTAAAGCTCATTTTTTTCTCATACTCATTATCTTATCGGCCCCTTTGATCCCAAAGCTGGCAGAGACAACCATAAACAGCAGGTAGCTATACCAATCAGGCAACATGGCCAAGGCTTCAAATCCTTCTTTGACCCTAGTCACTACTTCACTGTCATTCGCCACTACACTGTAGGCAACAGACAGCAAAGGTAGGCTCAGTAAAATTGCAAACCATTCGTCCTTCCAACTATTGGCAGACGCATCTGCCATTTTTGATTCCCAATCCCCTTCATTCTGAATAACCGAAAGACGAGCCTCATGCTTCGCCTGTTTTTCTTCGGCTTTGTTTTTCAGCCAACCGCCAGCAAGGTTTGCCACGGGGCCAATCAACGACTGCCACACCTTTAGTAGCCTTTCTTCTTAGGCTTCTTTGCGCCGACCTTCTTTCCGGGGGCTGCATTTACGTAACATTTTTTATTTCCCATGTGCATGGTGTGCTCCTGTTTAGGGTTTAGTGGGCCAGACAACATCTTCCATTGAAGTTGCGCTGGCATTTGTTGAGGGGACATCCCTCAAATATGATCTATATGTGGCCCATTGCGCTTTTAATGAAACATTTAGAGGGCTATCGGCAAACTGTGTCCAATCACTCTCTAAAAGTCTTTGGTCTCGAAGCAGCCTCAGTTCCGAAAAAAACGTGGCTGAATCAAAAGCCCAAGCTCCGCTCACCCACTTAAAGTAATTTGCTGGGCAAGCAGTACGAGTACCCCATGTATTTGTGGTTAAGTCATACCAGCCTGTGACCATAAGCTCATCGTTATCAATATCTGCCGGGATAATGACCGCTCGCGTATCTCCATAGAGTTGGAGGTTTACGTATTGATCATCGCTGCCGGGTGATGTAATCCCTTTCAGCTCGCCTTCTGAATCAACAAATGCAAATCTATGCGCCATACAAACCTCTAAGAAAAATTGTTGTCAACTGAGCCGCCATTAAGTAAGTAGAAGATAGCCCAGTCTCTATTCAGCTCTACTCGGTTCAACTCGTTCACTCCGAACGCGCCAGTAGCACCCTCAACAACAAAAAAGTTCAACATCCTGATCTTCCCTGTCTGGTAATTAAACTCGTAGTCAGCGTGATAACCCGAATCAGCTGTAGTTGATGCAGAGATTGGGAACGAAGCAGAGTTGGTTGTGAGCACATAATACCGACCCTCATCAAGGCTCGAATCCATTGAAAATTCTTGATAATAACCTTGAGCAGTGCTTGTCCCGCCTGATGTGCCGTTCCATTTTCCAGTTGCTACAAGTTGAGCGGTAGTGTCCAAGTCCGTTGCGGAAAACAGAATGTTGCTACTAGCAGTCCCAGCCCCGTCGTACACAACAAGTCCCTGCCCACCAACGCTTAGGTTCGCCGTTGACTGAGCCTTTAATTCTCTCCAAACAACATAGCCCCCACCGTTACCGTTAGTGCTATTCGGGAAAGCAGAATTAGCTGCACCCCAATTCCCATTAAAACGCCGAGATACTCTGCCTAACCCTCGACCAAGTGATCCAACCGCTGACGAAGCAGGACGTGCAAGTATTAAGTCTGTGCCAGAGTGGTTAGTAGAGGGGAACGCAGTATCCGCAGTAGCAGTACCATGCGAAGTTGCATACAGAAGTGACAGCCCTTGCGTCGTATCGATTACGGTTCTGCCGCTGCTATTAAAAACTTGTATGCCGTGCGCCATCAGCCGGTCCTAATCACGATCCAATCGAAGGAGCTAGACTGCCCCATATTGTTCGTAACCCTAAAGTATCCGCTGTATCTCGTTGTGTCGTGATTGCGCCCAAAGAAAGTAGTCGGCGCATTGTTTGGCGTAACTACTACTTGCCAATTATCTCCGCTCGTCATGCCAGTAATGCTTACATCAACATAGTTGCCATCGGTAATAGTGGATGTAGTACCGGAACCATAAGACCGTGTAACTCGGCTAGATAACTCAATTACCTTAGTGCCATTTGCCGCGTAAACTTCCAGCCCATGCGTCATTATATTTGACCCAGCTTGACTCTCAGGCCATTGGTGTCATAAATCTTTATGACATTCGAAGCGATCTCCATTCGAGCCCCAGTCGAGGACGACTTAATATTTAAACCCGTTCCTACCCCGGCTATGTTCACAGTAGACGCATCAATAGTACCGCCGTCTATAAAGTCAGCATTTATCGTCCCAGCATCTATGGTGTCAGCGTTTACCGAGCCTATTTGAGCAGCTGTAATTGAGGCGGTTTTTATAAACGCCGCGTCCATATAGACACCAGCTGGAACTGCAATGCCGTTAATAGTCGTAGCGGTAGCTTGCACAGTGAAAGGAGATACAGCAGCAGTTGTATCGGAGCCACCCCGCATAAGCGCAAAACGATCAGCGTTTATGTAGAACTCACTTTCGTTTGTCCCTAAAGAGGTGGTTGTGCTGGCAAGACCAAATCCTGCGACGGCACCATTAGCGTCAACTTTAACGGTGTATTGACCTTCAAGCTCTCCGAGCGAGTTAGCATTTGCTGAGAACTGTTGCTCAACCGTAACGCCTGTCCCGCCTGCGTTGTTTAACCGCGCCGTTAATCCGTTGACCGTGCTTGAGGCTGCTGATGCAAATCCGTCAGCAGCTGAAGCAGAATTAGCAGAATTAGCAGCAAATGTAGATGCCTCGCCTGCCTTAGTAGTTGCAATACCCGCCTGTGCTGATGCGGTGCTAGCAGACTGCCCAGAAGCGCTTTCAGAAGCTGACGCAGCGTTTTTACTAATGAGAGCAGCTGCTGCTGAGGCTGCAGCCCCTGCTTGACCCGCTACAGCGGCAATACGGGAAACCTCAGCAGCGTCAGCGCTGGTCGAAGCGTCATCGGCTTTTGATGAGGCTGTGCTTGCTGAATCCGAGGCAGCGGTTGCGGAGTTCCCAGCCGCTGTTGCCGAACCGGCTGACAACCCTGCTTGCTGAGAGGCTGTGCTAGCCGAACCGGCAGCTCCGCTTGCAGAATTTACCGCTTGGTTCTTATAAGTTAAGGCATCTGCTTCGGCTGTCTCGGCTGCGAGTTTCGCTGTATTGGCTGCACTAGCACTTTGCCCCGCAGCTGTATCTGAGGCAGCTGCCGTTGCTGCACTAGCTGCTGACGCAGCCGCTGAAGACGCAGACCCTACCCGCGAGGCTTCTGCCGCAACCTTTGCGGCGGTGCTGGCTGTAGAAGCAGTCTCTGCATCCGTAACATATCCACTAGCATTTGATTCGCTGGTTGCCGCTGCTCCTGCTGATGCTCCAGCTGCACTGGCGGCATTTGCTGCCGTTGAAGCAGAAGAAGAGGCGCTTGATGCTGATCCAGCGGCGCTATTAGCACTGCTTACCGAGTTGGTCTCAGCAGTTTCCGCTCCAGACCTAGCAGTTTCCGCAGCAAGTTTTGCCGTGTTAGCCGCCGACGCTCCTGTCCCAGCATTTGTGGCGTAAGTATTAGCATTGCCTTCGGATGTTGCTGCTGCCGTAGCGCTGTCGCCAGAGGCGGTTGCAGAATTAGCTGCCGCTGAAGCGGAAGTACTAGCTGATGATGCAGACCCCGCAGCACCTGTAGCAGAATTTGATGAGGCTGTTTGGGAAGTTTGTGCGCCTGACCTAGCAGTTTCCGCAGCCGTCTTCGCAATTACGGCATCATCTTCTGCCGTTTCAGCATTAGTTTGGGCTAACAAAGCTGCGGTTTTAGCTGCGACAGCTGCTGTTTCCGCCCCTAGCGCAGCTGTTTTAGCTGCAATAGCTGCGCTTTCACTAGCAGCAGCAGCAGCGGCACTTGTTGCAGCAGAAGAGGTAGAAGCGAAGGTCGTCTCTAGATCATCAATATCGCTTTCAAAGCCGTCTAGCTTGGTAGTTAAAGCCGTAGCTAAAGCAGACTCAGTGATTGCGCCGTTTAATGTATCAAGCAGGAGTTGTACGTCAGGAGCAGTTTGCCCTAACGTTCCCGCGCTACTGTTAAATGATCCGGGCACACCATCTTGATTTATGTATCTAATCCAGTAGTAGTTAGCTTGCCCTGACCCAACAGCGTCAACAAAAGAACGCCCTTGTTCTATCCCTATTAACACAGCGTCCCCGAGTACGTCCGCCGAATGTCGATAAATCTCAGCGTGTGCGTGGTTTGTATAAAGAGGGAAATCCCAAAAAAGGTTTACTTGTGAGTAAGCACCTGCAGCAGTAAAACCCGTGGGTGTAGGCGGGACAGTTAATATAGGCAGTGGTTCGCCAGCAAAGCCAACATCAGTGCCACCTACCGCATTTGGATTAAAAGGCGAAGCTCTTAACTCAACTGCAAGCCCAGAAGAGATGAGTTCTCTTAGGGTAATTGCTCGATCCCTTGGGTCGCCCCTAAGCCCTAGACGAATCTCCATGATCTGAGCGATCGTGTCATACCATCTTTTTTCTTCAGCAGTAGCCCCAGCTGGGGCTTTAGGGATACCGGGAAGTTTTGTCGGATCGTCTGTTCTAACGGTCATGACTGCTGGATCTCATCCATGCTCTGAGCGATACAGGCTTCGTTTATTACCCCAGCGCCACTTACCTCAATCTCCCACTCCTTACCTATTACCGCAGGCAATCTCATAATCGGCTCCGCTAAAGTAGCGTTACTAATACCAGAAGGCGTAGTTGTGGCTTGCGTGTAGACGTTGCTGCTGTAACTAACTGTGTAGTTTGAAATAAGGGAGCCATCCGCGTAAACCTTGACGGTTACTGGGTATGCTTCAGCTTTTACTGACACCCAGCTCATACTTATTGGCTTAGGAGCTAAGAATTTTTTACTTTTCCAAGTAGCGGTTTTGTTAGATGAGCCACCCCTATATTTTTTTATGGAGGTGCCCTCGATGAAGTAAAGCTCTCCATCGTCGTGATTCATATATGCGCCACGTAACTCCGAACTACGGCTTAGGGTAGATATAGCAGCTTCACTTGCTCTAGGGTCAAATACCCATCCGCCATAGTTAGAACCATCGGTGTAAAAAGCCACATAGGTGTTTTCGTGTTTAAAGGCTTTTATTTGCAGCGGCTTAAAATCATCATTCCATTGCTTAACGGATATCAGACCTTCAGTCACAACCTGATTATCTGACCCTGACGCTGCCACTAACCCATCTGGGGATGCGTATAAAACGTAATCCCCCATGTCCACAACAGAGTGTTTGTTGACGCAGGCTTGGGCTATGTCTAGCTGCGTTGCACTCATTGCACTAGCATCTGTACCTGTCACTAGATAAGGACGGCCATTTGTTAAGCAAATAACGCCGTTTGACACACTTGCTATAGCAACAATATCTTCTGCTAGCGTTATCCTGTAATTGATCGGCCAAGCGTGTGGTAAGTAAGGCTCACTCAGACACAGCCGGTTGCCTGTAAAACCAGCAAAAATACCATTCGCTAAGTTTGTTAGCCCCTGTAGTGGACCGTCGGGATACAAGCTCGTGTCATCGTCGGGTGGCCCAATCCAGTAGGTGCTGGGTAAGATTTCACCTAGCTCATCGCCATTTCTTGTATCGTCAATAGATGTCTCTGTAAAAACATCCTCGGCTACGAACTGAAACTGAGTGCTATTACTGCCTGTGTTACTTCTGTACAACCGCTTTAGTGCGCCAGTACCAAAAGCAAAATTACCCGAAGCTGATGTTGGCGTGGGCGTACTAACCGTAGTGGTTTGAGCATCTGTTAATTGAACCGGAGTGGAAGCAAGGCTAGGTGGACCCTCCTCCCCGTTAGAAGTTACCAACGTGTAAACGTATGAGACATCAAACGGTGATTGGGTATCATCTGCCGTTCCAACTATGGTTACGGCTGGAGCAACCGCTGGCGATGGTACACCGAGCCTAAAAGAGTTTGCGGGGTAGCCTGATACCCCAGACACTATGTTAGCTGCCGTACCCATTCTTGGGTATGCGCCTGCGCCTGTACCTTGCCCGGTCCAGTACAATCTGTCAGTGCTGTCCCCCGGTATTGGACCTTCCAAGGCATGGATGTAGTCCTCAGTCCACTCTAGCCAGCTAGCGTCACGGTAATAGTAAATTGACTTCTTTGAACCGCTTTGCAAAGTCTGAATCGAGGCGCTATCAGTAGTAATTGGCTCAATAGCACCAGACGCAAAATCAATGTTCTCAGATATCTGACCGAACTGTTCTGCCAATAAGCGGGGTGACACTCCCGGAGCGATGCCTGAGAATCTATCTAGCTTGAAGTAGGTCATAGGCCACCGTTAGTTTAAAAGCAAAGTTATAATTACCCCCGCCATACCGGACATCAGGGTAAACGAGGCGATAAATACGCTGCGGTTCAACGACTGGAGCTGGTCCTCGATCGCTTCTAGCCTATGAAAGATGGTCTTGGACCGCTCCTCGCACATAGCCTCATGTACAGAAAGACGACTAGCAGCGGTCCAAATCCTATCTTCCAAATCAGCTGACGAGTTCTCCCTCACCTGCATCGCTTTCTTCCTCCAAGGCTTTGAGACGGGCAGAGATTGAACTTACCAGTCCATTAACTGCTACTTCTTGAATCAGAGACTCTCTTCGGGCGGTGAGCATGGCTGCTTGCGCTTGCTGGTGGAGAGTCAGTAACTCTTTCACCTCGTCAGGCAAACCTTCAATATCATATTGCTTGTCATCAACAGTGATGGTTGGGGTTCCTTCTTGGGTCATGTCACTTCCTTTATAAGTAATTGATCAAGTCATTATATTAGTTATGCTAATTATTATAAAGCCTTCTAAGATGCGGTATAGCCATTACCTGCGCTTATAGCAGCGTTAATAGCGGTCATGTCTTCACTGCCCCAATCGCTCTTAGCGACCATAATCTCAAGGTGCTGAGTGTTACGATCAACACAGTCTTGGCGGTCTTCGGCATCATCTTCTGCCATAGCGTCACCAGCGATAACTGCGGTGATAAGAGATACGCTGTCGCCCATTGCTGAGTAGTCTTGTGCTAGTTGTTCTGCTGTTCTGTCTTCCATGTGTTACTCCTCTAGCGCCGCGATACGGGCGGTTAGTGATTCAATTAAGGTTTGTTGCTCTTGGATAGCTTTGACTAGGATTGGTACAAACTTGCTGTACTGTAGACCCATCTGCTTGCCGTCACCTGTATGGCTAGAAACTAGGTTGGTCTTATTGCTCTTGTTGTATCCTGCCGCTATTTCTAAGGCTTCTACTTCTTGTGCCTTGAAACCAATGTCCAGCCAATCTTCTTTGTGGGTTCCGTCTGGAGTCTGTGCGTTAAGGTCGTACCCTTCAGCAGACTTATCACCATACTTAGCTCGCTTGTCCCACTTGTAGGTAACAGGCGCTAGGGCTTTTACAAAATCTAAACCAAGGTCTAGGGCTGTGAAGTCTGTCTTGTCTCGCGCATCAGAAGCGACTGTCCAATCTACTTGAACGTGAGCTTCGGTAATACTGCTATTACCCAGAACAATTTCATTGTCGCCATTAACTATCGAACCGCCGGGACTTCCTGTGCGTCCTGAATCTTTACCAAGAAATAAGTTGTTATCACCACCTTCTAATTCTAAACCTGCGGCATTTCCTATAAGAGTGTTATTTTGACCTGTAACAACAAGACCTGCACTTGACCCTACTGCGGTATTAGAAGAGCCGCAGTTAGCTGATAATGCTGAATACCCAACAGCTACGCATCCTGCGCCATCATCAGTACCATCGCCCGCAAGAGCGCCCACGAATGTGTTGTTTGCGCCTATTGTTAATAACAGCCCCGCAGACTTTCCAACCGCCGTGTTGTAAGTGCTTGTATCTGAAGTTACATTAAAAGAGTATAAAGCGTCAGCACCCACTGCAACATTGCCCTTACTGGCAGTATTTGAGCGGAGTGTAGAGTAACCTAACGCTACATTTTGAGAGCCGGTGGTGTTTGCAGTAGCGCTTAAACCGCCAACAAAAGTGTTTAAAAGGCCTGTGGTTACTCCTTTCCCTGCTTGGTCGCCTACTGCAACATTAAAAGAATCAGTGGCGCTTGTGAAGTTTTGAGTAGATAGGGCTTCGTTTCCTATAGCAACAGTGCTTCTTCCTAGCGTATCAGCGGTAAGTGCCGCATAACCTAAAGCAACATTATGATACCCAGTTGTTAAAGAATCCCCTGCAAGACCACCAATGAGCGTATTTTGAATGCCTTCGGTTACTGAAGCTCCTGCGGCACTACCCACTGCTGTGTTGTACGAGTCGGTCGCACCGGTATAATTTTGAGCACCTAGCGTGTTATAACCCAAGGCCGTGTTATGGTTACCGTTGGTATTGGCAACTAAAGAGTTATAACCTACCGCAACATTTAAAGTCCCTGTGGTGTTTGCGTTCATGGCAAAATAACCCACTGCGGTGTTGTTAGATGCTGTGATATTGTCTCCAAGAGCAACGTGACCTATGGCAACATTGTTTGCCCCTGTAGTATTATAAAACATTGCTTGTTGCCCTATTGCAATGTTAGAAGCGCCAGTTGTATTTGTGTATAGTGCTTGATTACCAACTGCATTATTACCATGTGCGGTGAGGTTATTTCTTAGCGTCTGACCGCCTAGAGCTACATTACTATTTCCGCTAGTATTAAACTGCATAGATTCAGAACCTAATGCAGTATTAGAACTTGCTGTGTTAGCAGTTAAAGCCCTATAACCAACGGCAGTACAGTCATTAGATGATATGATAGCATCAAGAGATTCTGCACCCACTGCAACATTGTTTGTACCTGTTGTGTTTGCGAATAAAGCTTTATAACCTAAACCTGTATTATTACTTGCTGTAGAGTTATTTTGTAAAGAGTAAGTACCTAAACCTGTGTTTCCTGTACCTGTGGTATTAGTAAACAACGAATTTGTACCTATAGCGCAGTTTTCATCTGCTGTTGTATTACCACTTAAAGAGTTCATACCATAAGCTACATTGTTTCTACCAGAAATATTAGCGTCCATACTAGAAGAACCCACGGACACATTCTGGTCGCCTGTGAGGTTTGCTAATAAAGAATGATAACCAACTGCTGTGTTGTCAGATGCTGTGGTGTTTCCATCAAGAGCGCGAGTGCCAACAGCCGTGTTATTTGAGCCGGTGTCGTTGTTCTCTAGCGCAGATGTGCCAAATGCAGAATTGCTTTCCCCGCTAGTAGTAAAGCCAAGAGCATAGCCACCAAATGCTACATTACCGATTTTGTAGCCGCCCGAAGATGTATCCGCACTTAAGGCAAGATAACCGACTGCCGTCTTGTATGATCCCGTCGTGTTTGCATCTGCCGCACCGTATCCAACGGCGGTATTTTGAGCACCTGTGAGGTTTGCAGCTAAAGAGTTGTAACCGACCGCTGTGTTGTTAGAGGCTGTCGTGTTTAACGCTAAAGCTGTTCTACCAACTGCTGTATTGTAAGCGCCTGAATTGTTGTTCTTCAGTGCTTCACGACCCAGCGCACTATTGTATTGACCAGAGGTATTGCTTTTTAAAGCTGATGCACCGACTGCTGTATTTTGACCTGCGGTTTCAGCCGTAATTAATGCGTTATAACCAACTGCCACATTCTCATCACCCGTAGTAAGCGCAGTACCTGCTTCATCGCCCACGACAACATTATAATTACCACCGCTTACAATGCTGTTACCTGCGTTGACACCGAAACGGACGTTAGAGGTTCCTGCGGTGGGCGTGGATAGTGAGCCGTCTGAGGCTAATTTTAAAGTAGCACTGCCACCAGAGCCTATATACAAATCATTACTTGATTCTTGTAAATAACTGTTAGCACTACTTATAAATAAAATGCCCCCAGTTGTAACATTGCTATTAAACGTAGCCGCACCTGCCTCTGACATATCAAGGGTGAGGGCTGTGATGGTTGAACCACCATCGTTGCCTTTAATAATAAAATCTTCGTTTGATTGCTCAACTTTTAATACAGTATCAAGGCTGCTATTAGAAATAGTAAAAAATCCTGCACCGCCATCTCTAAATTTAAAGTCTCCACCATCAGCATCAAGGATGATGTCTCCTGCAACGTCTAGTGTTAGGTTGCCTGTATCATTTCTAAGTGTTCCGTTAGAACCATCATGGGTTAAACGCATATCAATATCAGCACCAAGAAATAACGCGGCACTGTCAGTGTTCATGTTAATGCTTCCACTAGATGTTATATTTCCACAATCAATAGTCGAATTAAACGTAGCCGCACCTGCATCGCTTATCACTAGCGGGAAAGTGTTATCAGTTACATTGCGAATTACAAAGCCATTATTTGTTACACCTGACTGCCCACCACCAACCGCAAATACTTTAGCACCTTGCGTATTTGTAAAGGTTACATGAGATGCTTCAGAACTTGCTGTAGCTCCTGTGATTGCTACTTTTCCACTAGCTATAGTAGAATTAAACGTAGCCGCACCTGCCGCACTCATATCAAGGGTAAGGGCTGTGATAGCACTACCACCATCGTTGCCGTCAAATTTTATGTCACTATTGGAAACT